CAGTTTATAAAAAGAATTTTGGCCTAGTTGGTGAAACTTGTCGTGAGTTAGGAATAAATCAAGGAGTGTTTATTAGTTGGAAAAATAGATACCCAGAGTTTAAACAACTACTTGAAGAAACTAAAAGTGAGATGCACGATAGAATTGAAAAGAAATTAATGGAGCAAGTAGAAAAAGGTAATACTCAAATACTTATGTTTATGGCCAAGAACTTACTAAAAGAAAGAGGGTATACTGAAGTAGAGCAACAAACAAATACGCAAGTTAATATCATCATGCCAGAGGACATGAATAACAAATATGAGTGGTGGGGAAACAAAAATAAAGACAACACAACTGAAACTACATCCGAAACAGTCGGAAGTGTTTTGGAACCCGAAAAGATTTAGAGTACTATGTGCTGGTAGAAGATTTGGTAAAACCACTTTGGCCATCTGGGAATTAGTGCGAACTGCAACCTATATGCCAGAATCTAAATCTGTGTACTTTGCACCTACTATTTCACAAGCAAGAGATATTGCCTGGACTGAACTTAAGAATTTAACTAAAGATTTATGGGCTAGAGATCCTAATGAATCTAGACTTGAGATATATCTTAGATCACAAAACAATACCATTTCACAAATTTGGCTTAGAGGAGTTGAAAACATTGAAACTACTAGAGGTAATAAAATAAATTTTGTCGTTGTAGACGAGGTATCTTCTATTAGAAACTGGAATTATGTCTGGAATGAAGTTATTAGACCGGCATTAACCGATACAATGGGTGGTGGTATATTTATTTCCACACCTAAAGGTTATGGGGATTTCTTTGATTTATACAATAAAGAACTAAATGATTCAGATTATGCATCATTTACATTTACAACATACGATAATCCATTTATTACACCTTCTGAAATTGATAAAGCAAAATTAGAAGTTGGAGAAGATTCATTTAGACAAGAATATTTGGCTGAATTTGTGTCAGTTTCTGGACAAGTTTATAAAGAATGGAAAATGGACCGACAATTTTTACAAGTTGATTATGATCCTAACCTAGAAGTTAATGTTTCTATGGACTTTGGTGTTAATGACCCTACTGCAATTATCTGGTTTCAGCGTTTAGGCGGCGAATTTAGAGTTATAGACTACTATGAAGCGTCAGATGCTAACATTGACCACTTTGTTTCAGTCATTAAATCAAAACCATATAGGTTTCCAAGTCTATTTACTGGTGATATTGCTGGTAAAGCCAGGAGTTTAACTACCAATACCTCACCAATAGAGGAATATGCTAAGCATGGAATCTTTATAAAGACTAAAAAGATAGGAAAAATACAGGATCAGATACGAGTTACCCATAAATACATGCCATCTTTGTTTGTTTCTAACAGATTAGCTAGGTTTAGAGATTGTATTTTGAATTATAGGTACCCAGATAAAGAAGGAAAGCTAAATGAATCAAACGAAAACCCAATACATGACGAATTTTCACATTCTATGCGTGCATTAGAGTACTATTTTGTTAATATTGATGGATTAGACATGGAGGGCATCAAATCTTACAATCAAATTCCAAAAAATGATTTTAAGGAGTGGGAAATTGAATAATTATTTTGTATTAATTAAGTATGGCAAGAATAAATAGCAGTTTAGACAATAAAGACTACGAATTACTCTCTGAGTTAATGTACCACTATTCATTTTCTCAAGATGATATGGACAAAAGAAAGTTAAGAAAGAATGGTTGGGATGAAACAGTCCTTGCATACTTTGGAAAACTACCTTCTAACTGGCCATATCTAGCAAGAGTTGTAGATCCAGTTATTAGAACTGCAATTTTAGAAAAGACTGCTAGAAATTTTGCCGGAAAACTAAGAGGTACAGTTGCACCAAGAGAAGGTGCTGATGCATTATCTGCGAAAATACAAAACCAGGTATTAGATTTTCAATGGGATTACGCAACTAAAGGTGGTTCCATGATTGAGAAAATAATACTTATGGATATTCAAACAAGATTATTTGGTTCTTCATTTGGATTAGTTTACTGGGATGTTAAACCAGATGGTAATGGTGGTGTTATTGAAACTAATGAATTTAAAACTTTAGATAACAGAGATGTATTTGTTGACTACCAAGCAAACCATGTAAAAAATGCTAACTGGGTACAAGTAAGAGAATGGGTAACTTACCAGGACTTACAAGCTAAAGATGCCGATGGCAATTATATTTATAATGATATTAATAAACTAAAAGAATTATTAGACAAAGACCAAAGACCAGCACCTCAAAGACGAGATAATAGATATACCTCAATGGTTAAACAATTAAGAAGTTTAGAGGACAGAGTTGGACAAGATATTTACTATCCTACTATTGAAGTTGTTACTGAGTATAGAAGGGATAGATGGATTACATTTGCACCTAGATATGGTGTTATTTTAAGAAATATTGAAAACCCTTATAAGAATATGGAGATTCCAGTAGTAATGCTTAGATACTACCCTACTGGTGATGATGTTTATGGCGAATCTGAAGTTGAATCAGTAATACCACTTTACAGGGCTATTAATAGTTTATTATGTGGTTATCTAGACCAAATGAACCTTGCTATGAGGCCACCTATTAAAATTGCTAATAACTCAGTTGGCGTAAGACTAGATACCATTAAATATGGACCACAAGCATTATGGTTAGTTGGAGATAGCGTTGGTAATGTACAAGAACACATATCCGGATCACAATCTATACAAGCATTTCAGACTTCTTATACAGCACTTAAAGCTGCATTTAATATTGCGATGGGAGAATCTTCACAACTACTTGCACAAATTGGACCATTTGCTCAAGAGAGAACTGCTACAGAAATTAGAAGTGCTAAACAACAAACAGTAGCAAGAGATAATTACAACCAAATTTACTTAGAAGAATTTTTAAAAGACTTAATGATGAAGTGGATTTCAAATAACCAACAATTTATGTTTGCAGATCCAACAAAAGAAGCAGAGATAATTAGAATTGTCGGAGAACAAACAATATCAGAATTAGAACAAATGGGAATGTCTGATTATGAAATACCTCAAGAGATATTAAATGAAACTGCAAACCTTATTCAAGAAAGAGAAGGTGGTTTAACAGATGAAGAAATAGAAGTAATTACTGAAACTGCAAAAATGCCAAAGAACCCAGTTGTTATTGGTGGTGAAGTAAAACCTAAACTTGAAAGAGATGGTGATAGTTTATTCGCTAAATTATATGTAACTGCAAGTGATATGAAAGGACTATACGACTATATTCCAGATGTTAAATCAATGGCAGTAGGTACTACCGATGAACAAATCAGAGGAAGAAACCAGGCATTAAACTTACTTCTTAACCCATCAGTTGATGTAAAATTACAAGCAGAAGGTGTTGGTGTTAATATTAAGGATCTACTAATTCAAATATTGGAAGATAATGGAGTAAAGAATGCTTCAAAATTATTCCAGGAAGGAAAACAAGGTACATTAAATGCACAACCAGGACAAATTGACGGCAGAAGAACAGCAAATATTATTCCAGGCACAAGCGCTCTTGGAACTCAAGGAAACGAAAGCATGGGGGCATCTCCAGAGCTTTTTGGAACAAATCCACAATAATTATCCAGACCCTAGTGAAAGAGATAAAGATGGCAGATTGGTTTATGAAACCCATGAAGCATTTTTAATTCAATACTATAAACAATTTGGTGTAACCTTAGCAGTTAAAAGAATATTATCCTTTATTGAACAACAAGAATCAATCATAAATGATTTAAAGTCTAAACATAAAGAAGATGATTATTCAGATTCTGCTGACGATTTATATGGACAAATCTAAAGTCTTAGAATTTTACGAACACAGAACAAAGATAGACCCTAACTATTGCGAACATATATTTAAAAGATTAGCACCTACCAGAGTAGTGTGTAAAAAATGTGGACTAGGTTTTTATGATAATCCAATGAACCCATTTCCTATTGATGAAGTTAACGCTGAAAGTAAA